TAAATGTATAAATAGTTTCTTCTAATTGTTGTGCACGTTTAAGTGTAGCCTCATCCCAATTTCCAGTAACAGTTAAATTTTGTTCACGCTGAAAAGCTTCAACTAATGCTTTATGATAATCACCATATGTTTGATCACCTTTGTATTTATTTATTATTTTGTCAGCATCATCTCTAGTTAATACTTTATATAAATTTTGAGCTAAATAATTAAATAATACTGGTACTTGTAAAGATTTAGATTTATACGTTAATTCCGTAACCGGATATCCTAAATCTTGAATTTGTTGCACATCGCCGGCACCTGATTTAAATGTTGATTTCCATTGGGTTTCATTTATTTTTTGTAAATCAAAAACTAGTGCACCTTTCGATGTTGTACCAAAATACCCAGTAGTACTAGTAGATATTGTTTTATTAAATAACGATCGTTTTACATAAAATGCATTCATCATATACGATGTAATAACTCGTTTTTCTTTTGGTTTCTTTAAATCTCGTTTACCTAAATTTACATCGCGCGATACGAGCCAAACATATTCAGGTCCATTCATTTTAGAATATGTACCAGCTAATGTATTTAACTTATACATAACATGATCCATAAGTTCTTTATCAGTTATTTCAAAACTTTTAGTATCTTCTAATCTACCGCCGATACGCTGAACTTTAATAATAACGCCATCTGCTGTAGAAAATTTATCCGTCTCTTTATTTAGTTTAGAAGAGATACCTATAAGATCGTGAACTTTTTTCATTCGTGCTTCATCTTCGGGACGCAATGTTTCTAGAGAAACCCGTATTTGGCCTTCATTTAATACTTGACGAATTATTTGTTCTAATAAATCTTTTTTCATTTTATTCCATTTTATATAAATATTGATCACCAATCAACCATTACCATTTTACCATTCCATACCATGATATTATCTGTTCTAAAATCTAAATCTAAATCAAATTCCGGAATATTTAATTTTTCTACATCAGCTTGCAATGCATTTAAAAAATTATCTAACTGCGGATTAATATTATCAGTTACTGACATGAAATCAAATATAGAAACTTCTCCGCCTTCATTACGCGCGTAGTTATTATAATCTAATACAAATTGATCGAACATCATGCGTTGTTTACTAGATAATGAATTTGCATTAGCCATAATATACATATCTTTACCGTTAACATAATATATAGGAATAAATGTAGTAAATTCAGTGTAACGATTAACAATACGTTCAGCTACTGCATATTCATCTTGTTCTTTGGTAATTTTAAATGCTTTATCTTCGCCATCAATTTCATATACACGGCCATTATCTCCCGCGCCTATTAATTTGAATTGTTTGTTTTTTATTTTAGTTAAACAACGATCTAGATCTGATTCGTTCATTTCTTGTAATAAATGTTTTAATCGTATCATCATTATCCTTTAAATGAAATATTTTTATCTAAATCAATACGAACTAAAAAATTCATATCAACATCGTTGCGTTTTTTAATTGGCTGAGCTAATTTACCGATTGCTAACAATCTACCAAAGTCATCATACAATCCAATCGTTGTTATATATGGCGCAAAGGTACTGCTACTAACGAAAGGCTGATATGTTTGATCATCATCTTTCGTTAGTGTTAAATTAGTTGACATATTAAAGTCACTTAAATCTAATCTAGTAATTATTCCTAATTCATAAATTGATACTGTACTTTTATAACTAGCAGTATATGGAGAAGCTAAAATATTATCATAACGATAATCAGGTGATGAAATAACAACAAGGCCTTGTTTATTAAAAACGGTACCTACATTTTGTGTTTGTAAAAATGTTCCACCTTCAGCACGGTTATTTAAAGAACTTATATTGCTAGTTGACAGCGCCTTATTAAAGATTCTAACTTCATCTAAATAACCTTGTAGATTTGAGCTTTGGGTAGTAAATCCGCCTATATACAAGTCTTGTGCATTGTCTATTCGTGCTGACGCAGAGAAAGGTGACAATGTATTAATTAATAATGTATTAGTTACAGATGAATGCAATGTACCATTAATATACATTTGTAATGCACTACCGGTTTTTTGACAAACTACGTGAGTCCAAGATGATGAAACTGCATATGATGATGTAATTTCAGCTTTAAATGAAGTACTACCAGCAGCAGAGAATACAATTTGTTTACTACCGCTTAATTCAACTTTAAATGGATATGATGGTTGTAAACTGCTAGATGCTTTTGTTAATATCAATTGATTGCTAGTACCAATATTTGAACTACTTATATAAAATGAAATTGAATAATCATGATCGCGATCATATAAGCCATCCAAGTTACTTGATATAAATCCTGTTGAATTAAATTTTGCAGCATAACCAATTGGCTTTTTTAAACCATTAGACGATGTTACTCCTGGTATATATTCAACACCTGAAGATTTATATTTAATTCTGCTTGTATCAAAATATTCATTGAAGCCTTCATAGAATTTAACACCCGTTACAATTGAAGCAGTATCATAAGCTGTTTCATAAACATTACCATATGTGTCAGCTGATAAATTTATTGAACCTGTAAATGAAAATGATTTTGGTTTTATTCCTTCTCCGATTTTAATTTGCGGAAAAGATAATATCGATGCACTTTGATACAAGTATTTTTTTGTTGTATTTAAATTAGTAGCACCATATGTTTTTGATGGCTGATCTTTATACTTATAAAATAAATGATTGATAGAAAAATACGTTACAACTTGCAAACTGCCGTCAACATTCTTTAAATCATTGAATGTAAGTTCACTACCCAAAGCCGGCAAATAATCAGTATCACTATAAATTGCATTTAATGGTAATACGCTACCCGTGCTACTTCCAGATAATACAGTCCAAGATTTATATGCACGGAACGGATTAACCGTAACATCCGTTTTGTCTATTTTTTTAAAGACAGCTGGATATACGCCTTGATATATTTCTTGTTGTGTTATTCTTGATTCTGCCATTTCAGTAAAAACCCTGCTACATTTATAATAAATATAACAGGGCTTAAATCAGTGTATTATTTTAGAAATCTAATTTAACTCTTATAAGAGCTTCTCTTTGGAATGATTTCAATAATGGTTTAGACAATTTAGAAACTGCTAATAATTCTTGACGATCATTATATAATCCTACCGTAGTAATATATGTTTTAGGATCACCAACAAATGTTGATTGTGCTATTTGACCAACACTACCAGTTACATAAGATGGATTATTTGAGAAATTATATTCTGCATTTTTAATTCTTACAAAATAATGTGTGCTAGTAACTTTTTCTGAATTACGTGCTTGGAAACCAAATGGATCCGATGTTTCAGGATCGGTAAAGAAAGACGAACCAGAGATTGAAGCAAACAATACAAAATGATTATTACCTTCAACACTAGAACTTACATTTGTTCTAAATCCTAATTGTTGATCTAACATTTTTCCATCTAAAATCAATGTTCCATAATCAGGATAAACTAATCCATAATATCTTGGTGCGGTTGGACTATGAACTCCACTATTAATAGATCCAGATACAATATTATATACTTTACCAGCACCAACGATTGTTGGACTAGCAATTGTAGAATCATCAATCAATTTAAATACACCACTACCTGTAACTACAGATCCCGTTGCATTTTGTGCTCTAGAAGTAATTTTAATTAATGGAAGTTCCCAATTACCTGCATCTAATTTTTCTTTTATTCTGTTACGTTTAAAATTGATAACATAAATATAATCAGTTGAACCAGATCCTGCTGTCGTAAAACGAGTATCGGTAGGATTAAGTAAAAGTTGACGATATTGTGAATAAATTGCTTTTGATGGAGAATCATTAAGTTGACCTTGTGAATCAGATCCACTTCCTGCTGCATGGCCAAATGCTAATGAAAATTGTACAGCTGACCCATCAGTTGCTGGGTTTGACTGATGTACATCGATATAATATCTACGTTGTGATTGAGTTTCAACAGACGATGTAAAAAATGTAGTTAAACTTGCAACATTGTCGGTCCAAACACCGCCAGTAACAATTTCTGTTTGATTTGAAACAATATCATTAGCTAAGTCAAATTTTGTATACGTTCTACCATTTCTAGATAAAACTGATGCTTGTTGCATTTCTGCAACCATTTGATTTGCTAACTGCTGTGCTAGTTGTTGTACTTGTTCATTGATAACTGCGGTAGCTTGATTAGCAGGTGCTGGCGCCGGCGTTGTTCTTGCTGCAGCTGCTTGAGCTACTAATCCTGCAGGGGCTGTTATACGTGTGGGTGTTCCACCTTGACGCGGTTGTTGTTTTAACGTTTCAATGAATTGATTCATTTTCATATTTTTATCCATTTGTTGTTGCCGTAGTTACTTTTTTAACTGTTAAATTAATTGTTACACTACCGCCGGTTTCATTACCAATAATAGTAATAGTTGCAGTTTTATCTTCAATCATTTGTGTTTTCGCAACAATACGGAATTCAAATCCTGCCACTGCAACACTTTGTGCATCTTCATTATCTCCAATGAAACGCGGTGTTGTTGGTAATATTGAATTTTGTAATGCTCTTGTTACTGTAATATCCGCAACCGTTGAATCAGAAAGAATTGCACTATATCCTAAATTGCTATTTCCGCCTTGGAAATTACTTGTATTAGGAGAAATAATTGCACTATTACCTGGAGCAGCTAGTGTAATCGATGTATTTCCTACATTAATTACCGGAATATTAGTTGTTTGTTTTGGCAATGTAATTAATTTATATTTTAATGCCTGTGTTTCATCGGGAATAGCTTCAGTGATTGGCATATTCTCAATAATAGTTCCGTAATAATTTGTTCCTAGCGGATGATCTGGATTCCATAATGAATAATCAATTTCATCATCGCCTACAGCAAATTGTGTAATATTAAATGAATTTCCACCTTTTGCTAAAAGTTCACGACCTTTTAATGTTAATATAGCGTCAATCGTTACGCTGGTATTATCTAAATATCCCATAATGTTTTTACCTTATTTTATATAAATATACATAGTTAAAATTTTAATATTAAACTAAAACAAAACTACCTTGATCACCATATGTTTGATAAACCAATTGATTTGGATTAGCCGATCGCCATTCAACTGTAGGACCGCCATCAATTGTTTGTGTAGAATTAACATTAAATGCTGGTGAATTTAATTTACATCCATTATAACGTTGATTCCCAATTCCTGTAGGTAAATAATCCTGAAAATCAACACGGCTTCCTGAAAATCTTGTTAAATTACTAGGTATATTTCCATTACCTCTAACTCCACTACTAGTTCCTGCACCAGATGCTGTTAAGAACGTTGTTGGTTTTGCTAATCTTTCCATAGAATAAATACCTGTCAACAAAACAGGTAATTCGCCTTCACTCATCCAATATGGTGTAGATGCTGTTATCCATGTGCTCCCAGAATGCAATAAGTATTTATATGAGTATGGAGTACCATCATATTTATCTGACGTTGAAGCAGTTAAATACATTTGCAATTGATCATCATCTATTGCAGATAATGTTAAAATTTTATCACTTATACTTCCGGTGTATTGCAAATAATCGCTCGTCAATACCGGTTTCATATTGGCTAATGATGCAGAATATGATGAATCGAATTTTTGTATATTGGGTAATATAGTAGCTTTACTACGTTCTAATATATTTGGTTGTATTAATAATCCAGTTAACTTATCTGTTCTTGCCGGCAACAATTGTTCTAATTGTCGGAAGAATGATAAATCAAACATTGCAAAGATAGAAATATATGCATTTATATCATTGCTATCTGAATATTTTTTCCAATAGCTATTTGCTGCTTGTATTAGTTTTGGATATGAATTAGACTCAGTTTGACCCGGGTCGCCAATATATTGATCTAATTCAGTGAATCCTAATTGTGCAATGATATCTTCATTAATCATTGTTTGCGGAGAAAAATATACGCCTAATTTCTTACTATCCACCGGTGCTTTATCATATTGACTTTGCTCAGCTCTAGTTTTAATGTCTAATGTGCCAACTAGTTCATTATCTTCTAAACGAATTTTATTATCATCAAATGTACCAGCGCCTAATGAAATTGCATCATAATAATATGTTTCTTCAATTGAATCATATGGAGTTGAAGATGACCAATTAGTGAATGATGCTGAAATTGCAGATGCTTTAGGTTGAACACCGAATAATGACCCGGTGTTATTGTGATTTATTTTTTGAGTTAATGGTAAACGGAATATTAATTCGTTATATGGATCAGCACTATTATATGCACCGGGTGCTTTAACGTGATTATTAAAATATGATTGATTTAGTTCAACATTCCATAAGCGTAGTTCTTGTAGTTGACCTTTTAATCTATCGTATCCAAACGAAGAGCCTAGATATATAGTTCCAGGACCAGATGGAATAGTATCACCTGATGCAGTTGTTGAAGTTTCTGCAATAATTTTTCCGTATTTAGATCGTTTAACTGTTGCAAATAAATTACCGCTGCGCTCTGTAATTAAT